TCTTGGTTGGAAGATAGCACACTTTCGACCTGCAATGACATCTAAGGGCTATCGTACGCCTGTGCAGGGTGACGGTAAGGGTTTTCCTGATTGTGTGATAGTTGGCAGAAACCGCGTGATAATTGCAGAGCTTAAAAGCGAGAAGGGAACAGTTAGTAAGGAACAACAGGACTGGTTAAACAGGTTTAGTACCTGTCTGGGTGTGGAAACGTATATTTGGAAGCCATCAGACATTGATGAGATAGTCAAAGTGCTGAGTGAGGTATGCGAATGATTAATATAAATTTCACCTGTGACGTATGTGGTATGCAGGAAAACATTTGTATTGATGATGTTGAGGGAAAAAACTAGGAGTAAACCAATGGTATAGAGCGAGCCATGAGAAATGAGTAAACCATTGTAATTGAGCGAACGCAATTAACATAATCACTTGACAAGGTGTATAATGGCGGAAATCAAACTGACAGAGAAAGAAAAAAGGCTGGTTGAAGCCCTGAGGCAGATTGCGCACGGACAGGTTACGGTCTTTCTGCAGGATGGACAGCCTGTGAGGATTGAGAGAATCAAAGAGAGCATAAAACTATAACCGAATAATTTTGCTGACCGAACAACGGAGGCACATTTCAGGGAGTAATCCCGGATGTGCCTTTTTGTTTGTAGAAAAAGAAAGGGAGAAACTGAATTGAACAAATTGTCATTACCACTAAAGGCGCTGATGGCTCTATTGTCTTTCAACGCAGGAAGCATTACCCATCTGTCATCATCCGGGATGCAGCAAAGACACGGATACATGGGTATCCACCACCGGAGCCAGAAAAAGAAAAGGTTAATCGCAAGACGTAGACACCTGGTTTAGTGGAGGCTTGATATGGCTGTAAATGAGACTCCCTTGTGGTACAGGCTCGATGAAAAGAGCCAGATGGTTCTGAGATGGTACCAACGGCGGTACCATCACAAACGGTTGTCTATCCTGGATAAGCCCCCCTTATCAGCAGAGGTGACAGTAAGTGGTCACATTGAGTCTGCCGAAGAAATTGAAAAGCTGATGGCGCAGGCACCAAGTAGGTCAAGGGGAGGGGTTGAGGATTGACGGAGAAGGTACAGACTCCTAACCTGGCGTTCGGTCAATGCCTTGACTGTAATCGTGATTTACGGCGGGTATGCCCGGGATTTGACTGGTACAGCAATTCAGAGATAATCTTCTGCTTGCACCAGTGCCGCTGGATTATCGAGTGGCTTGACCTGTTTTTGGATGGCAAATGGCCTGCCTGTCCGGTCCCGAATAATTACACTGACCCTGGGATCCGCGCCAGGTATGGCAGGTCCAGCCATGCACATTTCGAAAGCCCGATCCAGGTTGCGGCGGAAATTAGATACCGCATGAAACGCTGCGGAGTTCACGGTAAATTGTTGGAGGCGGAAGTCCAGCTGGGGCGGGAGGGGTTGAGCTACGAGGCGTTCACGGCATTGATTTATATCTCCGGCTGGGAAATCAAGAGGACGCCTTACAAAAAATGGCTATGGAAAAGAGAGAAAAGGCGTGCTGCCAGGCGTGCTTTAATGACAAAATGAAAATAGTTTGAAGCTAGGGGTATTTTTTAACGTCAAAACATCTTGACAGGACATAATTCGAGCCTGTAAACTATTGACTCAGTAGGAGAATCTGTCGCAGGTAGGACAAACGGAAAGGCGATGGCTCCATAAGCCGGAGATACAGGGTTCAATTCCCTGACCTGCTACCAAGTTGAATATACCCGCCACGCCTCTGATAGCGGTTATGCCGACAAGCGCAACATGGCGGGTCTTTTATTTTAAGCAGGTTACGCCGGGTTACTCCTTACCGGCTGTTCCCTGGCCGTCATTCCTCCTTTCGCAATAGGCACCGGTTACCGCACGCCGGTGCCTAAATTATTTCTTGAGAAATATAACCTGTGGGGTTATAAATGGCTCCGTTAAACAATGCCAGATATGAAAAATTCGCTCTTGCTGTTTTTAAGGGCAAGAGCTTTACCGATGCTGCGATAGAAGCCGGCAGCAAAGAGCGGTCAGCATATGAAATGGGACACCGCTATGCCAGGCGTCCTGACATCAAGAAACGCATACGGGAACTTCAACATAAATCATCTTCCAATAAGGTCATGTCTGTCAGAGAGCGCAAGGAAAGGTTATCCGAGATTGCCCGGGCGCGTGTGACTGACTTCGTAGCCTGTGAGGACGGGAAGGCACACATAAAAGTCACTCTCGAAACTGCGAATAGCGGAGCAATCCAGGAAGTGACATCCGAGCAAGTTGGCGATATTCCTGTTCAAATTACCAAGCTCAAACTCAGAGACCCAGTCGGTGCCATTGCCGAATTAAACAAAATGGACGGGGCGTACAAACCTCAGAAGGTTGATGTAACCAGCAAGGGCAAAGAGATTAAACAGTCTCCAATTTTTAATATCGTTAATCCAGATACGAAGGTCTTGATTGAGAGTTTAGAGCATGGAGGAAGAAAGTCATCAGTGGAACCTGACTCAGATATTTCACCAGAACCTGCAGGCATACCTCAATCCGCAAAAGAGACGGGCACTAAATGAGGGTGGTACTTCCAGTAGTAAGACATATTCTATCCTTCAGGTACTTCATTTAATCGCCAAGTTCAGTCAGTACAAGCGCACAATCTCTATAGTTTCCGAGTCCATGCCTCACTTGAAAAAGGGCTGTATCAAGGACTATAGAGAAATACTCGAAGATGAATTTGACGATAACCGGTATAACAAAACCGAGCAGCAATATCATTATGACAATGCTGTAATAGAGTTTTTCGGAGCGGATGAATCCAGCAAGGTGCGCGGCCCGCGCAGGAATATCCTGTACATCAATGAGGCAAACAATGTCCCTTGGGAAACAGCCAGGGGGTTGGATATCAGGACTTCAGAATTCACTTTTGCGGACTGGAATCCGGTTGGAGAATTCTGGGCGCACGAGCAATGGTTTAACAAACCTGAAAACGCTTATATCCATAGCACGTACCTTGACGCCAAATGGGTATTGCCGGCGCAGGTTGTTAAGGATATCGAATCTTACAGGCTGACCGACCCCAACTGGTGGAATGTCTACGGACTGGGACGCATCGGTAAGGTTCAAGGGCTAGTTTACCCGTACTTCGAGCAAATAGATGAGCTGCCTGCTGATGGTCAGGAGTTCTACGGGTTGGACTTCGGTTACTCGAATGACCCGACTGTCTTAACCAGGCACAAGATTATTGGAGACTGCCTTTACAGCCGTCAGTTGATATATGAGACCGGGCTGACTAACGACCAGATAGCCGAGCGGATGGACCTGCTTGGAGTCCGCCGCAACTATGACGAAATCTGGGCGGACAGTGCCGAGCCGAAATCCATCGAGGAAATACACAGACATCAGAATCCAAAAAAGCCTGGACACTTCAACGTTAAGCCCTGCCCAAAGGGTGCCGACTCGGTTGAGTTTGGTCACCAGAAGGTCAGGCAGTATAAGCAGTTCTGGGTTAAAGACTCTCTGGACTGCATTAAAGAGCAGAGAAATTTCAGCTACATCAAGGACAAGGACGGCAAGTTGACCGATAAGACCACTCATCACTGGTCACACGGTATGGACTCAAGGCGCTATGGAGTCGTGGGTTATACCAGCCGTGAGCCAACCGGCACAGTGGATGATGTTGGCAGTATGAAATCAGCACCTCTAAGCGGAATACGCGGGAGAACGTTCTAATGAAGATTGGACCCGTAACAATAAATTTTGCAGAGAAGAAAGCGCCTGTGAAACCTGACTATGATGAGCGCGGTGCGACCAGCACGGTGTTCTTCTCCGGTTATCTCTCCGAAGAAGAATATAACAGCGATTTGCAGGGAAGCAAAGGACGGACTGTCTATGAGAAGATGCGCAAGTCTGATGGCCAGGTCAAGGCTTCCCTCCGCGCCTGCAAACTCCCGTTGAGGGCTGCTGAATGGACAATCGAACCTGCCTCTGAAGATAAGCAAGACATGGAAATTGCAGAGTTCATCGAAGATAACCTGTTCAACGGCATGACAAACACCTTTGACTCTTTTCTCTCTCATGCCCTGATTATGCTGGACTTCGGCTGGATGGCCTTTGAGCCGTGCTATGAGTTGGTGGACGGCATGGTTCGCTGGCGGAAGATTGCGCCCAGGTTGCCCAAAACGTTGAGCAAGTGGCTACTGGACGAGACGGGCGGGTTGGCCGGAATTGAGCAGCAGGTCTGGAAGAATGACACTTACCAGTACATCACTATTCCGGCTGAGAAGCTGATTGTTTTCACCAATGACAAAGAGGGCTCCAACTTCGAGGGAGAATCCATCCTGAGAACGGCATACAAACACTGGTACTACAAAGACAATCTTTACCGGATTGACGCCATATCTGCTGAAAGGCATGCTCTGGGCGTGCCAGTCTTCACGCATCCGGCTGACGCTGATGCTGCCACCAAGAGCACTATTGACTCACTCGGGCAGCGCCTGTATGCCCATGAGCAGGGTTATCTCCGGCTGGCCGATGGCTACAGCTTCAAGATTGAGGGACTGTCAGGAACTATCAAAGATATCCTGCCCTCCATCAAAGAGCATGACCGTCAAATCGGCGTGAGCATCCTGGCTGACTTCCTGGCTCTCTCAGGAAGCGAAAGAGGCTCTTACTCGTTAGCCAAGGACCAGTCTAGCTTTTTCCTCATGGCTTTGAACTCAGTAGCTACCAACATCTGCGAAACTTTCAACAGGTACGAAATTCAGCGCCTGGTCAGCTATAACTGGCCGAATGTTAAAGTTTATCCGAAGCT